ATGATGAATAGATTTTTGAATATTTTCGCATTGATCATGTTGGTTTCGATCACGCCTGCCATGGCGCAAAGTGAAGCCTATAGTTTTGATGTTGATTCCAAAGCAAGGTCTTCTGTTACAACGAGCGAGAAAAAGGCGCAAACAACGGATAATAAGCCCGATAATAATGAAAGTCAGCCCGCGGCTGATGAAACGGCCGTGCAGCTTGAAACCACAAAGCCGGAAACGTCCCCCGCCCCTACTAAGGAAGAGGTAAAGAGGGAAGATGACCCCTGTGCTGCCTATAAAAGTGCGCGGGGCAAGCTGATTTGCCAGGATCGTATAGCAAAAATAGAGCGCATGAAATCTGCGAAAGAAAGCCGGGCTACGTTGTATAAGCCACAGGCCGCCGAAAAAGAATCGGAGGAAGCTGAAACTGTAAGTACAGAAGCGAATTCCGATGCTGATGCTGAACTTGAGGCCGAGGCGGGCGCTCAAAACCCCAATAACACTGAAGAAAACACGGAAAAGTAAATAAATTGCAAAAAACGCAATTTATTTATTGACAGTCGGGGTTATATTTGTTAGCCTGTATATAGAGTTAATAATTATATCTAGTCAAAAGCGCCGGTGTGGCGCTTTTTGTGTTTCCGGAGAAAATTGAGAATGTCGCAATTCTTTATCGAGTTCAAAGACTGTAAAGCCGATCTGGTGCCCAGTCTGGAGCTGATCGAAAAAATAGAAGAGCAATTTGGCGCGCTGCAAAGCATTTTACAGCGGATCAAAGCCGGCCAGATGACGTTGCATGATCATAAAGAGTTGATCGGTCTGGTTTTTGAAAAAAATAATATGGATTTGGAGGGACTGGTCAAAGAAGAAGGTGTTTCAGGCTTGATCCGAAGAAATATCAAAATTATCGGCCTCTGTTTGGCTGGCCTGAACGGTATCGAAAGCCTTTATCAGGAGGCCGAAAGCCTGGGAAAGCCTGTAACGACAGAGCCCACAACTTTGACAGACTGATTTATGGCTGGCTGGGTTGGCCGCCTGATTTCCAGATGAAACAGGGCGGTACATTGCTGGGCTTTGATGTCATCGAGGCTGAAGATATGCCGACCATTGCTGCTGACAGTCTGTCGATTGCCTTCGGTGATTTTAATGCCGGATATCAGATTGTTGATCGTCAGGGTGTACGTATTTTACGCGATAACCTGACCGCAAAGCCGTACGTGAAATTCTATACAACGAAACGTACAGGTGGTGCGGTGACGAACTTTGATGCTCTAAAGCTCATGAAGTTCGCTTCATAATTTTAAACCTACAGACCTGCAAATGATCGTTTGCTGTGCGCTGCTGCTCATGATGCCTAAACATCACTGCGCTGCAGTGCGCGCAAACAATTCATTTTCGCTGTCTGCATCTTCAAAATTCAACTTTGAGCAAATAAATGCAGGCGATCGCATTTCCCCTCCCTTCCTTAGTTGGCGATCGTACAAATCTGCACTGGCGGGGTGGGTGCGTCATTCGATGTGTCCATCCCCCACTTTTAATGGAGAGACAAAATGAAAATTAAAGTTTTAAAACATTTCAAATTTGCCGAAGACGGTATCACCGTCAAAACCTACGAGCTCGGCATTCACGAAGTTTCAAAACATGTGGCAGATATAGCCATTCATGAAGGCTGGGCCAAAAAACCCGTTGTAAAAAAGAAAGCCCATAAGAAAGTAAAGTCATGAGCAATCGATATATAGTCAGCCAAGCCGCCGAACCGGCTGCCGAGCCTGTCAGCGTTGCGGAGTTTAAAAGTTTTCTACGCATAACACACGACAGCGAAGATAGTGTCTTGGCCGATTACCTGAAAGCCGCCCGTCTATTTTGCGAGAATTACACCGGCAAAGCTTTTATCAGCCGCGCCTATAAAATTATTTTTGACCGTCTGGATGATCCGAACATTATCCCGCTGGTAAAGATGCCGCTGGTATCCGTATCGACGGTTAAAACCTATGATCTGGATAATATAACCACAACAGTATCATCTGATGATTATAGTGTTGATGTGGATGCGGGGCGTATTTTGATGAAATATGGCGCGGTTTTAAATTTGCCAGCACGTGATACACGTATTCTGGAAGTTGATTTCACAGCCGGTTTTGGCGCAGCAGCCAGTGATGTTCCGGAATCGATTAAACAGGCGATTTTAATGAAGGCAACACAAATGTATGAAGAACGCGGCGATGTTCCTGTTTCCGCGCCCTTTGATATGATTGCGGCGCTGTTAAAGCCCTATAAAAAAATCGGTGCTGTGTAATGGGTGATGTTGGAAAAATGCGACATTTAATGCGACTGCAATCGCCTGTCACAACGCGGGATGCAGGGGGCGGCTTTGCAGAAGAATACACGGATGTGGATGATATCTGGTGCGATATCAAACCTGTGCGTGAAAATATCACAACGCAATATGGCCAGCGCGATATGCGCGTTACCTATAGAATAAAAACGAGATATCGCAGCGATGTTGCAACGGGGCAGAGGTTATTGGATCCCGAAAGTGGGGAGACATATATTATTGATACGGCCGTTGATCCTGATATGCGCAAAACCTATCTAGAGATAATGGCGCGTCAGGATTAGGAGGCGCGCGGCATTGTTAATGACCAGATAAACAATCCAAGCCAGACAAAAAGCGTCCAGCCAAGGGCGATGTTCAGGCTCATGACAAGGCCGGTCTGGTGATGGTTTTTATTCAGCGCAATGCGACCCGGTAAAAGATAAACCCAAGTTAAAAGCGCAGATACAACAATCGCAATAAAGATAAAAAGAAGATACAGCATTATTCAGAAGGCTCCTGATCGGTTTTGTAAAATTCATCGGCGATCGCTTCGCCTTGTAGAATTTGATCAGGAGAAAGCTGCGCTGTCAAGCGACGTGCCAATTCCTTACCGGCTGCGGCCATATCGGGCAGGCGGTCCTGACGGGCAGTAATACGATACCAGGCATAAGATTTAACAATATCCGGTTTAACATCCGGCAGTTCGGCATGACCGTTCAAATAAAAACTGGCGATCATAAATTGGGCAGCCGGATTTCCGGCTTCGGCCGATTTTTTAAACCATTCAAAAGCGGCAGGGAAATCTTTTTCAGTGCCAAGGCCTTCGGCATACATGGTGGCGATTGCCAACATGGCATTGTCATTTCCTGATGTCAGGGCCTGTTTGTAATGCTGGAAAGCAACAGCGTGATTTTGTTCGACACCTTTGCCGTCATTATACATGTTGCCCAAAAGGACCAGGGCCTGATCGTTGCCTTCTTCTGCCAGAGGGCGCAGAAATTTAACGGCGTTCACCCAGTCTTGTTTTTGATAGGCGGCGCGACCTTCCTCGAGACTGGCGTAGGCTGAAGATGTGAAAAGAAGAATGCCGATAATGGCCGCCATTAAAATACGCATGGATTTTTGCTCCCACAATTAATTGTTCAACATTCAGTATACGCAAAAAACTGTCAAAACACTCTTAAAAAAAGGAAAAAAGATGCCCGATGCTATTCAATGGGCCTTGCAAAAGGCGCTGTACGATAAATTAACGAGCGCGGCGAATTTAACAGCCCTGTTGCCGAACGGCACGGATGATATCTATAGCCACGTGCCGGATGATACGCCGCCGCTCTATTGTCTTTTCAGATTGGCTGGGGCCGAAAAGATTGCAACCAAACTGCATGATGCCCTTGAGATATCCGTTTTGATTGAATGTTATAACGCGAAAAAAACGGCGCAAAACGGTCACGACATAGCAGCTGAAATCAAAAACACGCTGGATAAAGCGGAATTTATTCTTGCAGATTACAATGTGATTGATTGCCGTTTCGAAAAAGAAACGATACAGGCCTTCGAAGGCGGGCGTCTGCAAAAAACATCACAGATATTCAAAATTATTATCGAACCAAAATAAGGAGTATTAAACATGGCAAGTCAGAAAGGCCGCGATTTTTTAATGAAAATTGGTGACGGGCAGCCGTCAGAAACATTTACAGCATTGGGTGCGGCGCGCACGAATGCAATGCGCATCAATAATAACCCGGTGGATGATACGGCAATGGATTCAAATGGTATCCAAAGCCTGATCGGGGACGCCGGCGTGCAAACGATGGAATTAACGATTGATGGCCTGTTCAAGGATGCGGACGCCGAAGAGGTTTTGCGGGAAAAAGCCTTTTCAGGGGCTGCGGCAAATTACCAGCTGGCTTTCCCGAACGGTGATGTGCTGGAGGCCTCATTCATTATTCGTGAGTATAGCCGCGGGGGGACTTATGATGGGCTGGAGACATTTTCAGCTGTTCTTTTAAGAAGCGGCGCCAGCACCTACACAAGCGGATAAGGAGAGATAGATGGTCACATGGCCTGTAACTTTACCTGTATCGCCGTTATTGGATGGATTTGTCGAGACGGTTCCCGAAACGGTCATCCGCAGCCAGATGGATAGCGGGCCTGATAAGGTTCGGAACCGCACCACAGCGGGAGTACGCCTGTTTTCGATGAGCTTTATCATGTCAAAAACTGAAACAGCCCTGTTTGATGATTTTTATTTAAATGACTTGAACGGCGGGGCGGTGTCTTTTGACTTTACCCACCCCAGAACAGGTGAAACCCTGTCGATGCGTGTGGTTAAACCGCCTGCTTATACCGCGCAGAACAGCAAATATTTTCGGATTAAGCTTGAAACCGAGGCCCTGCCATGAGCCGTAATCTTTCCACCGATGCTTTGAAGGCGATATATGCAGCGGAAACGGCAGAGGCGTTTTTAATTTTATTAACGCTGGACCATGAAACGCTGGAAACGCCCCTACGCGTATCAAGTGATGCTGTTGATACGGTGAGCCGTGGTGAGAGCTTTACTGCTTTTCCGTTTGAACTGGTTTTACCTGATGATCGCGAAAACACATCGCCGCGTGCCCGCCTGATCATTGATAATGTGAGTCGCGTGGTTTTGGCATCAATAAAATCGCTGAGCACAGCGCCAAGCGTAACAATGGAAATTGTGCGCGGCAGTGACCCTGATACTGTTGAGGCTGTTTTCCCGGACTTTAAACTGGCGAACATAAAATATAATGCTTTGACGATTCAAGGGGATCTGACTCTGGAAGATTTCACGGCTGAACCCTATCCGTCGACAATTTTTTCACCCTCGTCATTTCCAGCGCTATTTTAGGTATTACGGGCATTGGCAAGATTTTCGAATCGTGTTATATTGAAATTATTAATAAAGAATGAAAGTTTTTTATGGTAATTGCTCTTAAGCTGTGCTACAGTTAAGAAGAGTAAAGGATTCGGTATAACGTCGGAGGGTCACAACATGACGGATACGAAATTAACATCGCAGTTTGGAAATTTGGAAAGTTTTGTTCCAACAGAACCTAAGGCTATGACGCCGGTTATGAAGCGTCTTGAAGATGCCTTTAAGGATACGCGATCGTCTTCTGCACCCTCTGTTGCTCTGAGAACAGGTAAAGGTATGAAGGGCTGATTGCCCCGACATAAAGATTTATAACCCGGCCTTGGCCGGGTTTTTTATTATCCAAAAATCAAAGGACTATAAAATGCCGATTCCTTTCTGGGCAGGTCATTATATTGGTTTGCCCTATAAATCACGCGGCCGCGACACCAAGGGTTTGGACTGTTGGGGTTTGGTGCGGCTGGTTCTGCACGAACAGATGAATATTCAGGTGCCTTCATATACGGCCTTTTATGATTCAGCTGAAAACCCGCAACAAGTCGGGTCATTGGTACGTCGTGTTTCGCTAAATTGGGGCCGTGTTTCCTGGGGGCAATGTGGTGATGTTCTGGTTTTACGCATGAGGGGCGAGCCCATGCACATCGGACTTGTGCTGGATGAAACATACATGCTGCATATCGAACGCGGCATTAACAGCGTGATTGAACGATATGATTCATCGAAATGGAAAAAACGCATCATCGGAATATTCAGATATCAAAAACATGACAGATAAAACCTTAAATATACAATCCATACCGCATTCGTTCTCGGTCGAGCGCGTTGATCATACCCTGCCATTGGGCCTTTCAATCGCTGAAATTATAGCGACTGTTCAGCCCGATGATATTTTACGGCCGTATGTCCATGCCTTTATTAACGGCGATTATATACCGCAAGAAAATTGGGCGGCGGTGCGGCCAAAACAACAGGCAATTGTCAGCCTGCGGATGGTGCCGCAGGGCGGGGGCGGTAAAAACCCCCTGCGTACGATCCTGAGTGTGGCGCTGTTGGCGGCAACGCCGCAATTGGGGGCCTTGATCGGATCAGGCCTGTCGGCGCAATTCGGCGGAGCCTTTTCCCTGTCTTTAACATCAAAGCTGGTCACAGGTGGGTTGAATTTTGTCGCGCGTCTGGCATTAAATGCACTGGCGCCGCCATCAAGATCCGGTTTTTCACGCGCCCCACGCGAAACACAAACGCAATATATCCAGGGCAGCCGAAACAGGATTGAACCGTTCGGCAATATACCGCAGGTCTTGGGCCGCCACCGTATGGTCCCGCCACTGGCGGCAAAACCCTATACCGAGACAATCGGAAACGATCAGTATGTCAGAATGCTTTTCGTATGGGGGTTCGGGCCGTTGGATATTACAGATTTGAAAATCGGCGAGACCGCGATTGAAGAGTTCGAAGATATCGAAATAGAAAATCGGAGCGGCACGGAGGGCGAAGCGCCAATATCGCTTTATACCTCTGTAGTAGATCAGAATGATCTGCAGGTTAAACTGACAAAAGCCGCCGGATACGAAGTGCGAACAACTGACAGTGATGTTGACGAGATATCGGTCGATATAACATTTCCCAAAGGTTTGACCAAATTTGAAAATAACGGTAGCCGTAGCAAAAGGCAGGTTCAGGTTGAAATCCAATATGCGCCGACGGGCACAAATGAATGGACGGCAGGTGTCTATAATTTTAAAGCGATAGCAGCGCAGACCGTGAATCATATTGAGCCGCCAGGTCACTTCGGTTTTACATCCAGTATGGCGGGATATGATTATCGTTTTTATAAACGGATTGATTTGGTTGTCTTGGATATCGCGAGCGGTCAGGCCAGTATTATTTATGGTCAGAAAAACCATGGTTTCGATGCGATGGGTGAACAGCATCTGGGCCTAAGCGTACGTGCACCGCAATGCCCGCAGAATAAAATTGAAATTGCGCGCATCATCAGTCTTGGCGATACGGTGGGGGCAGAGGTTATAGATAAAAGAAGCTTTGAAGATGTCGGTGATATCTATCAGAGCGCTTCGGATTTTGTGGTTAATATCGTTGGCGATGATATCCAAATTGCGGCGGGCGGATTAAAATTCAGCGGTTTTGATGTGACATCAAAGCAAAGCGTATCTTTACGCAAAAGTGTCAGGTTCAAGGTACCGCGTGGACAATATGATGTGCGCCTGCGCCGTCTGACAGATGACAGCAATGACGATGAAATATTTGATGAAGTCTATTGGACAGCCTTGCGGTCAATTCGTCATGAAGATCCATTGCCGTTGTCAGGTTTGGCTGTCACTGCGCTGCGCGTCAGGGCAACCGATCAGTTAAACGGTACGATCGACCAGTTTAACGGAATTGTCACAGCTAGAATTCCGGATTGGGATGGTGAAAACTGGAACGTGCGTGCGACATCAAACCCTGCGTCGATATACCGACATGTTTTGCAGGGTGCAGCCAATGCCAGACCGCTGACAGACGATCGCATAGATATTTCAAAACTGCAGGAATGGCACGGTAGATGCGCAGAAAACGAGCGGGAATTCAATGCCGTCATCAGCGGCGGTAAATCCGTTATGGATGTGATCAGTGATGTGGCGGCTGCAGGCCGTGCCAGCCCAACCATTATTGATGGGCGCTGGGGCGTTGTAGAGGATGTTGCGCAGTCTGCACCCGTTCAGCATTTCACCCCGCGCAACAGTTGGGGGTTTGAAGCCGAGCGTGCTTTTGAAGACCGCCCGCACGCCTTACGTATTAAATTCAATAACCGTGATAAAGGCTTTCAACTGGATGAACGTTTGGTCTTTGATGATGGATATGATGAAAATAATGCCACCAAATTCGAAACGCTGGAGCTGGCAGGTATTACCGATACAGATCATATCTGGCGTGATGGCCGATACCATATAGCATCGGCACGGTTGCGGCCCGAGGTTTATAGCTTTCATACTGATATTGAACATATCGTCTGTACGCGCGGGGATCGTGTGCAATTAACCCATGATGCTGCACTGATCGGGCTGCAGTCCGCGCGCATCAAATCTGTTGAGACAGACGGCATTAATGTTACGGAGGTGATGCTTGATTGCGAGATTACCATGGAAAGCGGAAAATCCTATGTTTTGCGTATCCGCACACAAAGCAATGTGTCAGTGGTTGTGCCGCTTGTTAATGCTGAGAGCAGCACGAATTCTGTTGAATTTGAAACGCCCCATAGCGGCGCGCCTATTATCAATGCCGGCGATCTGTGTGTTTTCGGAGAGGCGGGGCGTGACAGCCTTGATCTGATCGTCAAATCAATCGAGCCACAGGATGATCTGAACGCCAAGATCACGTGTGTTGATGCCGCGCCTGATTTACATCTGGCGGATCAGGATGAAATCCCGACATATAATAGCGGCCTGACCATACCGCCGGAACTTGTCACGCCGACAGCGCCTGTTATAAAGGCCATTCAGTCGGGGGCGGAAGCCATCAAACGTAATACCGATGGATCATTTGCGCCGCGCATTTTCCTAACGTTCGAGCCGCCGTCCGATATCAGTAGCCTGAATCTGAGTGTTCGTATCAAAAGCAAGGATGAAAGCGGATATTATACGCCGCGCATTCAAAAGACCGGAACGCATTCCTACATCATTGAAGATGTTGAAGAAGGTGAATTCTATGATATTGCCCTGAAGTATGTCCGCAATAACAATATAGCATCCGAAGTCACGCAGGTTTCAAATTATGAAGTCATTGGCCTGCGGGATAAGCCGGCAGATGTTGAAAATTTTGCTATTGCGCATGTGGGCGATACCGCACACCTTAGCTGGTCGACAGTATCTGATATTGACCTGAGTTATTATCAGGTGCGCTTTACGTCGGATCTGATTAATACGCCCAGTTGGAATGCGGCGACGGATTTAGTGCCGAAGATATCGAAAACGGCGACATCTGTATCGGTGCCTGCGATGGATGGATATTATCTGATCAAGGCTGTTGATCTGGGTGGGCGCCATAGTGAAAACGAAACAGTCATCAAGTCCGATATTGCTAGCGTATTAAACTTGAATGTGGTCGAAACATTGACGGAGCATTCATTCTTTAATGGTGATAAATCGGGTGTTGTTACCGTCAATAACAGCCTGCGCCTTGATGCTGTTGACCGTTTCGATGACTGGAGCGATCTGGACGATATAAATAATATTGATATCGGGGAAAGCGGATTTTTGACAAACGGTATTTATTATTTTGACAACAATATTGATTTGGGCGCCAGTTATACCAGTCATATTACTGCCAACATACGCCTGAGCGGTCTGGATCTGAATGACGTGCTGGATGATCAGGGTAATATAGATGTGATTGAATCCTGGGACAACACGGCGTTACCTGATAACTGGTCGATAATACCACAGATAAGAACAACAGATGATGACCCTGCGGCCGCGCCTGAATGGGGGGCGTGGCAGAATTTTGTCATTGGAAATTATACGGCCCGCGCCTTTGAATTTCGTGTAATCCTTTCAAGTGATGTTAATGGCGTCACCCCTGTGATTAATGCGCTGTCGATCACCGTCGACATGCCGGACCGGATTATTTCCGATCAGGACGTGGTATCAGCGTCCGGCGGAAGTATGATTGATTTCACCCATCCGTTCCGGGCAAAACCGGCCGTTGCGATTTCCGCGCAGGACATGCAGGCCGGGGATTATTTTGCAGTATCATCCGTCAGCAATTCAGGATTTACCATTCAGTTTTTTGACCAGTCAAATACACCGATCAGCCGCAGCTTTGATTACCTCGCCAAAGGCTATGGCCAACGGCTTTAATACCTCAATCTATAAAAAAAAGGAGAATGAAATGTCACAATTTGACCCCGTGATCGGGGCGGATAAAAGCGGTCTTGCCTACAGGCAGGATGACAATAATGGCAAGAAAGCCTTGCTGACACACCATAAGGGCGCCAGCGCCCCCAGTTATGCCGAAGCCGGAACATTCTGGATTGATGACAGCGCCAGCCCATGGGTTTTAAAAACCTATGATGATACAGATTGGATTGGTATCGGCACGATTGATGCGACAAGTAATTTGTTCACGCCTTATTGGAATGGTGGTGCTTTGGTTGCGGCATCCCTGAGTGCAAAGGGACTTGTAGAGCGGGCGACAGACGCCGAGGCCGCGTTGGCAGCAGATACCGAGCGCTATGTGACGCCGGCACAGCTTGGAATTTATGGCGGCGCAATCAAACTGATCAGCGCACAGACAGCCAGCGACGACAGTTCAATTGAGTTCACGGACTTGGGATCTTATCACAGTTTGATCTATGTCTGCGATTACGCAACTGTCAGTACCGATGGGCAGGCGATAATTTTGAGAACCAGCAGTGATGGCGGTTCAACATGGGATTCCGGCGCGAGTGATTATGCGCGGACCAACGTTCGATATGCGCCAGGTGGGTCCGTAACAGCCGCCGGTGGGACTTTAACACACATTATCGTAACTTCAGGTAATGGAATTGGGAATGCCGTAAACGAGTTTGCTGCATTTGAGGGACGCATCATGAATGTTGCCAGCAGTGTGTTCACCGCGGTTTTAGGGCAAAGCGTTCAAAGGGTTGATTCAGGAAATAATGTATGGGGCAATACGTCAGGGTATAGAATTTCTGCCGCCGCTATAAACGGCCTTCAATTCTCTGTAGCTTCGGGAACGTTTTCAGGAACAATAAAATTATATGGAGTGAAATAATGAAAATTTTACATGATGGAACAGAGGTGTCGAATGAGACACTAACAAAAATGGTGAACGGCCAAAGGCATCTTTTAACGCAAAGCGAGATAGACACAAGGTCGGCTGAAGAACAGGTGACATTAGAGCAAAAACCAATGCAGGATTGGCTGGATAAAATGTGGGAAAGTGATCAGGAAATGACGCGGGTAGAAGAAGATATCATTGAGCAGATTGGTATCGAAAATTTTCCACAGGCCGTGCAGGATAAATATAACGAAAAAATAACCTTGCGCGGGCAGAAACCATCATAAAGGTGCCATGATGGTTTTTACAAAACGACCGCTGAGAATCCTGATCGTCGATGATGATGAGGCGGATGCCTATATGGTATCCGAGGAAATTGAAAACCATGTCGTCGTTGTCGAACATTACATGTCATGTGCCCTCAATCGTCTTAAAAAAGAGCATTTCGATCTGATCATCACAGATATCTCGCTGCCGGATTCTTTCGGTCTTAAAAATATCGACAAGCTGAAATCCTACGCCCCGGTGCTGGTCATGTCCGGAATCGGAAATGGTAAAATGACGGCTGCGGCCAAACGCCACGGCGCATTAGGTTTTATATGCAAAAATAACCTTAAGGCGATTAACTGGTTTGTGGATTCAAAGACAGAGCCTGGCCATGCGCAATGAAGAAATGGTTCAGATTTTATACGAAGAGGCCAAACAGATCAGGCTTGAAATGGCCAAAAAAGAAGCAGAGCTGAACCATAAAATAGATCACATAAAAAGCTTTCTGTTCCGCATAACGGTTGCCGTTTTATGCGTGATGCTCAGCGTGATTGCGTGGCTTTTGACAAATGGCCTACCTTGGAGGAATTAATCATGAATAGTCAAAAATTACCGCGCGGGATTAGAAATAATAATCCCGGCAATCTACGCTTGTCGAAAATTCGCTGGCAGGGGCAAAAGCCACTACAGTTTGATCCCGACTTTGTCGAATTTGAAAGTCCTGAAATGGGGGTGCGGGCCCTGATGAAAACGCTGCTGACCTATTACAGGAAATACGGTCTAGATACGGTGCAAGCGATCGTCAACAGATGGGCGCCCCCACATGAGAATGCAACAGATTATTATGCTGCGCACGTGGCAAAAATTCTGGAAGTTAAGCGAGGCGATCCGCTGAATGTTCACAGTAAAAACACGATGATGAAATTGGCGAAAGCGATCACGGTGCATGAAAACGGATGGGCCCGCAGGCCTTGTCCGCGTTTCTGGTATGAAGACGGGGTTTATGAAGAAGCCTACAGATTGGCAATAAAATAAAGGAGAAAAGCATGAAAAATATATTTGAGTATATTGTTACAAGACTAAAGGAAAGATCAACATGGCTGGGGATCATATCGCTGGTCACGGCTGCAGGTTTAACGGTGTCGCCAGACCAAACGCAGGCGATTGCAACTGCCGGTGTCGGGCTGGCGGGCGTTATTGCCGTCTTTACAAAAGATAAAACATGA